TGATGTGTACTTAGGTATTTCAAATGTTTTTATTGTTGTTTCACTCTCAACAGAATCATTTATTGGATAAGAATCTACAGATAAGAAACCTATACCTTGTGATGTATCTCTCTCAAAAAATGAGAACTTGATAAGTATTTTTTTATCTGCTAAAGTAAGAGAACTTGTAGACTTCTTGACAAGTTTTGCTATATCATACATATCATCTTTTTGTCCATTGTCAAGATCAAAATGACTAGTAACATCTGTATCACTTGTAGTTACGGTTGATGAAGTGCCAAGATAAACTGCTTCTATTTTGAATACATCTGCAACACCTAAACTCCACGGCCCGTTTGCTCCTGCTGAATGTGTTGCAGTGTCAAGATTTACGTATCTACTTTTCTTGATTGTTTTTGCAGTTTGTACAGCATTTGAACGTAGAACATTAAAATATACAGAAGCAGTGAAAGTATCTCCAGTAACTGGTGAAGTATTTGATTGCTGTAGATTTATTGTGTGTGATGTAGCGTCAGAAGATATTGTACCATTTGCAGAAGTATCAAATATATAACCTTTAGGAAATACTTGTCTATGTGATACAGCATCACTAGTGCCTAGTCCACTTCTTGATGCACTAATATTATCAACTGTTGTCATTGATTCACCATTTGTCGCAATTGATGCAATAACATGATCTTCTGTTGTTGAACTACCAGAAAAAGGGGCTGAAGTGTCTGTTAATCTTATGACATCACCAACTTGATAATAATCGCTAAATTTATTTCCAGTTGAAAAACCAGCTCCTGTTATTGTTTTACCTGATCCGTTGAAAGATGTAATATGTCCTTTTCTCGCGGCAGTTGTTACTTCGGGAGTTTTTAATACAACAATAACTTTTCTTTCATTATCGGCTGATAAAGGACTACCAGTTTCATTTAATGTTTCAACACCACCAGCGTGGGCTGAATTAGCCGCAACTGTTGCTTGCATAGTTTCACCAAAACTTACAGTCTTTTCTGTTCTGAAAACAAACTGTGTATCAACATTGTTAGAAGAGTCTTTTAGTGTTTTTGTGCCTAAAGCTGAGAATGGTAAAACTAATAAGTTATTACTCGGTTCTTGTAGAACAGCATTACCATTATTAAGAACTACATCTGCAACTGAATTATGTGTTGCTTCTGCTTCAAATATTGAACGTACATCTGAGAAATTTTTATCTGTATTCATTCTTATATCAAACAAATACAATTTAAATTGTCCAGAGGCAGTTCCAGCTGTTCCTGAATGATATGCAAATCCTCTTACTTTAGCAGAACCTATTGCATTTCCTGCGGCATTTGTAGTACCAAAAGTTCTACTAGCTATAGCTGTAGCGGCCGCATCATGCAATGCAACTTCTCTAAGCCCTTGAAAGTCCCAAGTACCTACGACATTATTTACAATTACATAATTACCAAAAGTTTGTGTTAATACTCTTGCATCTCTTGTTGTAAAATCTGTTGCTTTATCAATCTCTAATGGTGTTGGATTTATGAGATGTACTTTCTGTCCATTTACATAACCGATACCTTTATCAACTTCTGCTATGAGTTTGTTTGCATCACCACCTTCGTCTGAATTATATCTACCTAAGTTTTCACTAGATTTTAAATGCTCACGAATACGAATAGTAAATGGTTCTGTTGCATAGTTACCTAATGTTTCATGAAATTTCATTGCTATATGTTTACCAATATCAGAATACATTGTCTCTTTATTGTTTCTGATAAGCACACCATCTTTGAGTTCAGCTATTGTAAAGAACGTAGCAGTGTTAGCGGCACCCGTAACTCTTGATGCAAGAGTTGGAAGTAGTTTCAATCTGTCTGCACCTGGTGCGGCAAAGTTAGTTGAACCAGATGCATTATCTGTTAAGCTACTATCAATATTTGAATTAACTAATGTCTCAACTGTTTGAAAACCTACCTTCTTTGAAGGTGATGTACTGTACTTATCTACAATATGACTTTGAGCGCCAACTCTTACAAAGTGTCCTTTATGAAAAATAACGCCGTCTGATACTGAAGCTCTTGTACCTAAACCAGTTGAACTAGAAGTGATTGTATTAGCGGCAACTATAAAACTTGAACCTGTTCTAGTTCTTAATACAATTGTTTCATTATCTGCAAAAGATTTTGTTGTATTATTTGTACCTGAGTTTGTATACTTTACAAACAATGTCATATGATCAGGAGCGGCACCCTCTGAACCATCTGCAACATCTATTAGTTGTGCTGTCATACCCGATGTTTCACCTGTAATAGTAGCGTTAGCTACAGCACCACTTGAAAAGAAATCTGTAAGTAAAATAACTCTGTTGTTAGCATCTTTGTCTCTGAGTTTTACAAAGTCAATATCTTCTATCTTTAGTGCAGTACCTGTGACAATTGTTCCATCTACTAGTATTTCGTTACCAAATCTTTCAATTTGATTTTGTAATATTGTTTGTAGCTGAGTTAATTCTCTAGCTTGTACAGCAAAGCCGGGACGAAACAAAATTCTATTATAGTTTTTCGTTTCATCAAAATCATCAAAATAAGGACTTTGGTTTAAATTTGTTTCGAGTGCCATCTACTTTACCTTTAAAAATCTAGTATAACTTTTATGTCTTCAGTTTGATCTACTGCTCTATCAACTTTCTGAAAGTTTTCTACATGAATAAATTCACCTGAATATGTGTTTGCTTCTGGGCCAGATATTGTTGAAACAGTAGCAACTTTTGTAGAACTTCCTCTTTTTAATAAAATATCATTCTTTGTAAAAGCAACATGATTACCATAACTATCTACATTATTTAGATAGATATTAAAGAACGATGTATCACTTATTAACTCATCATCTTTAATGAAAACTATGGTTCCATTTGCTCCGTTTGACGCTTGTGCTACCGAAGCATTTTGTCTTGCGGCCGCATTTAACTCAGTGATAAATCCAATCGTTCCATTCTCAGCATTCAATCTCATTCTTTCATTAGTTATCTCATCATCAATTTGAAATTGATTTTGTGCTACATTATTTATGACTTGTTGATATGATATATTTAATCTTGTTGTTAATCTTAGTGTATCTGCACTATTAGAAGTATTAGCTATTGCTTCTGTCATAATAGCATTATTAGAGTTAACTTTAAGAATAGGATCTTTGAGTACGCTTATTGTTCTAAATTCTGTGTTTGCAGGAATATATCCAGCACCAGTTGCTGAAACTCCTTGACTACCTTTGAACTGAGCATTCAAACAAACTTTATTACCACCAAGTTCTCTGATTGGATCTTTACCATGTCCACCAATAGGTGATATAATTACATTAGCAGTAGCACCTGTACCTTGAACTGTATTTGATGAGATGTACGCTTTCGCATGAGTATACTTAGAACCTACTGCAATAACATTTACATTTGAAATATTACCATTCGTGTTTACTAACGAATAAGCTAAAGCTCCTACACCATCTCCTATAATATTCACTGTTGGTGAAATAAGAACTGTAGAAGTTGTATCTGGTGTTGTTGAGAAACCTGTGTTTGTTGTTAGTGTTCTAGATGCTCCATCATAGTTTACAATTCTTCTTAGTTGTCCTAGTCCAGTGCCTGATTGAATATAAACTGAGTCACCATTATAATGGTTATCTACTGAAGATGGATTACCTTGTGCTAACTGAATTGTAGTTGATGTAGCACCCACTACCGCAGTGCTATTTAACATACCATAACCCGAGCCTACGTCATTTGTTTCAATAACATGTATTGCGCCATTTACTGATGCATTTTGAACTGCAAGTTGATTATTTTGTTCAGTAGAATTGTCACTTGCTGTTAATGTTTGTACTGGCATATGTGATGCAGTCAAAAACTTATTTGCTAGTCCTAGACTAATTGTATACATATACTTCCAAGTATAACCATCTGATGTAGTGAAAGGAGTTGTAGAAAAACCTGCAGGCTTTACTGTTGATAGTCCACCCTTATTGTTATATAAACATTTGTATACATTATTCTGATCAGTTAAAACAAAAAAATTAGATGTATATAAATTAATATTTGTTTGTTTATACATTGGATAAACTCTACCTGTAGTCCAATCATTTCTAGGAATTACATGACTTACATCTGTAGCGTTTATCTTTTTAGCACCAATAGCGTTCTTCCACAAATCATAATGTTTATCTTTGATTGTTTCTACGGCTGTAGAAGCATTTGGTTCATTTGGCCAATCTGTGCTTTTACCTAGAACAGCATATAATATCGTTGAATTTTTTGTGCTTCTTCCATCTGATTCATTTACAGAATCCACGAAAGCTTTCGCACCCATGATGTTCATTTCTTTACTAGCATAAGAAGTCATTATG